CGAGGTGCAGACCGGCAGCTCGAACGGGCCCGGTATCTATCTCGCCCCGGTGGGCACCGCCCTCCCGGCCGACACCTCCACGCCGTTCGCCACCCCGTGGGACATCCTCGGCTATCTGAGCGACGATGGTCCGACCGTGGGCCAGGCGACCGACAGCAACGACCTGATCCCGTGGCAGTCGGTGGTCCCGCTGCGATCGGTGATCACCAAGCGGACGATCACGCTTCAGTTCATTTTGTGGCAGCTCAACGAGCTGACCATGGGGCTGTACTTCGACGCCGACCCGCCGACCCCGGCCGCTGACGGGTCGATCTCGATGACCGTCCGGTCGGACACCCCGCAGCACCTCTACGCCATCGCCATCGACGCGGCCGACGCTGACCGGGTGATGCGGCTCGGGTTCACCCGCGCCTCGCTGAGCGACGCGGGCGACATGCAGCTCAAGCGCGGGGAAGCCGTGCCGCTGGACTGCAAGCTCACCGCGCTGGACGACGCGGGCGTGATGGCGACCATCCTGCTCGGGCCGGGCTCCGGGGCGCTGGCTGCCGGTGCCGCCGCTGGCACCACCAAGTCGACCGTCCGCAGCGGGTGAGCGGCAACCCGCGCAACGGGACCACGCCCGAGCCGTTCGACCTCGAAGCCGCCGCCAAGGCCGCGGCAGCCGAGGCCGAGGCCGTCCCGTTCGCGTTCCGCTACAAGGGCGAGAGCTACACGATCCCGCCCGTCAAGCAGTGGGAGATGACCGCGATGGAAGCCCTCGCGTCGGGTGACCTGACCGGGGCGCTGACCGACCTGCTCGGCCAGGAGGCATACGCCGCGCTGCGCGACGCCGGGCTCAACCTGGGCGAGCTGGAGGCGCTGTTCGAGCGGGTGGCTGGCGATACCACCGGGGTGAGCCTCCCAAATTCCAGGCCGCAGCAGCGGCTCGTTTCAACCCGGACGTAGAGGCCGCCATGCTCGCGGCCTACGGCGTGGACGTGCTCGACCCGGCCGTGTCGCTGCGCCGGGTGCACGTGCTGCTGGAGCGGCTCCCGCCGTATGCCCGCAGGCCGGGCGAGCAGTGGTCGACCGAGGCCGAGCTGCTCGCCGTGCTGATCGACCACGTGGCCGACCTGACCTGGGTAACGCTGCGCGCCAACGGCGCTAAGGGAGCCTCCCGGCCCCGCCCGGTGGCCAGGCCACGCCAGCGGGGGCAAGCGGCCCCACCGTCCGCACAGAGCGGCCCAGCGGCCCTACAGCCGGGCGAGGGCAAGGCCAGCTCGTGGGGCGACGCCGCCCGGATGCTGGCCGCGATTCCCGGCGTGGTGGTGAGCGATGGCTAACTACAGCTACGGCGGGCTGCTGGTCCGCGTCACGGGCGACACCGGGCCGCTGACGCAGAAAGTCCACGCCGATGCGGTCAAGGCGGGCAACGACGCCGGGCGCACCATGGGTCAGCGGATCTCGGCCGGGATCGGGCGGGCGACCGGCTCGATCGGGAAGGGCCTTGCCACCACGCTGGGCACCGCGACCCTGGCGGCTACCGCGTTCGCGGCCAAGTCGATCAAGGTCGCGGCCAACGTCGACAAGATGCGCACGGCGCTCAGCGCCGTCGCCCACGCCAACGGGCTCTCGACCGCTGCCGTGCAGGGGACCGTGGAGGCGCTGCGCAAGCAGGGCCTGACCGTGGAGGCCGCGACCTCGGTCACGACGGATTTCGTCAAGGAGCACCTCGGCCTGGCGAACGCCGTGAAGCTGTCGACCGTCGCCCAGAACGCATCGGTGATCTCGGGTAAGAGCGTGTCCGACGTGATGGAGCTGATCACCCGGTCGGTCTCCACCGGGAACACCCGGATCCTGCGGCAGGCCGGGCTCGTCGTCAACACCAAGGACGCATTCAAGACCTACGCCGAGTCGATCGGCACGACCGCCTCCAAGCTGACCGGGGCTCAGCGGTCGCAGGCCATCATGAACGCCGTCATGGAGTCCGGGCAGCACATCGCCGGGGCCTGGGCGGCGACGCTGAACGACCCGGCGCGGGTGCTGGCCAGCTTCCCCCGGCTGGCGCACGACATACAGGTCAGCCTCGGGGAACAGCTGCTCAAGAGCTTCGGCCCGCTGATCGTCTCCATCGGGAAGATGGCCCGCGGGCTCAAGGACGCCCTCGCGCCGGGCGGGGCGCTGGCCCCCGTGCTCAAGGCCGTAGGCGACGCCGCCGCCAAGATCCTCGCCCCCTTCACCCAGGTCATCAACCTGTCAGCGAAATGGATCGCCACCCTCAAGCCCGGCCAGCTCAACGGCATGTCCGACGCCATCGGGAAATTCGCCCCCGAGATCGCGTCCATCGGGGCCGCCCTGTCCGCGTTCGCTGGCGGCCAGTTCCTCACCAAGATCCCCGTCGTCGGCGAGATGTTCGCCGGGCTCGGCGGCCCCATCGGGATCGTGGTCTCCGCGCTGGCCGCCCTGGCGCTGACCAGCCCCGACGCCCGCAAGGCGCTCGGGCAGCTCGCCGCCACCGTGGCGGGCGCGCTGGCCCCCGTGATGAAGGCGCTCATGCCCATCGTCGCCCAGCTCGGGCAGGTGTTCGCCACCCTGCTCGCGGCCGGGCTCAACGCCGTGCTGCCGCTGGTCCCGGCGCTGACCGTCGTGCTGCTGGCCGCCCTGCACGTGATCACCCCGCTGGTCCCGGCCATCACCGCGCTGGCCAACATCCTCGCCGTGCTGCTGCCCTACATCGTGCCGCTGGTCGCCATCTGGTACGCCTGGACGCTGGCGCTCAAGGCGTGGCGGGCCGCCGTGGTGGCCACCGAGGTCGTGATCTTCGCCATCAAGAACGCGACCATGATCTGGACGTTCGCCCAGGAGGCGCTCAACGTCGCGCTGCTGGCCAACCCCATCGGGATCGTGGTGCTGGCCCTCGCCGCGCTGTCGGCCGCGATTTACCTCGCCTGGACCCGCTCGGCGACCTTCCGCAAGATCGTCATCGCTAGCTGGCAGGCGATCCGCGACGTGGTGCTCGTCGTGACGAACTTCGTGCGGGACCACTGGCAGGGCCTGCTCCAGATCCTGCTGGCGATCACGACGGGCGGGATGGGCAACCTCGTGCTGCTGATCGTCCAGAAGTGGGGGGCGATCCGCAGCGCGGTGGCAGGCGCGGTCACCGCCGTGCGCACGGCGGTGTCGGGGGCCTGGTCGGCGGTCTACCAGAACACGGCGCGCACCTGGTCGGCCGTCTTCACCGCCGTGACCGGGTTCGTGACCCGGCTGCGCGACGGGGCGCTCCTGGCGATGACCGGGCTGCGGAACAGCATCGCCTCGATCCTCGCCTCGATCCGCTCGACGTATTTCTCGGTCTGGTCGGCGGTCGCCAACTTCGTGACCGGGACCATCACCCGGATCCGCAACACCGTGACCGGCGCGATGACCAGCCTGCGCGACAGCGTGGCCGGGCTGCTCGGCTCGATCCGCGACACCTACTTCCGGGTGTGGTCGGGCATCGCCACCAGCGTGGGCGGGTTCGCGGGCCGGATCCGCGATGCCGTGGTCAATGGCCTGCGGTCGCTGCTCAGCTCAGCGGGCGGGCTGCTGGGCCAGATCGGCGGCCGGTTCCGCGACGGGTTCAACAGCATCGTCGGCTCGGCGGTCGACGCCGGGGCCAACATCGTGAACGGGATCAAGCAGGGCATCCTGAACGCGATCTCGGGAATCGGGGGCTGGGTCAAGGGCGCGATCGTCGACCCGATCATCGGCGCGGTCAAGGGGTTCTTCGGCATCGCCTCCCCGTCGACCGTCATGATCTCGATCGGGTGGAACCTGATCCGTGGCCTGGTCGTCGGGCTGCTCAAGGCCAACCTCGGCGGGATCATCCACCAGGTCTTCGGCGGGTTCCCGCAGGCGCTGGCCGCGATGCTGGGCCGCGGCCTGGTCACCGTGGCCATGCTGCCTAAGAAGGCGCTGAACGCCGTCAAGTCGATCGGCGGCGTGGCCATCGGCGGCATCTCGGGGGCGCTCAAGAAGCTCGGCGGGGCGCTCGGCTTCGCCGCTGGCGGCGTGATCCGCGAGCCCGTGACCGGGTTCGGGCACAACACCGGCACGGTCTACAAGTTCGCCGAGCGTGGCCCCGAGCTGGTGAGCCCGCTCACCCGCCACCCGGCCGGCCATGCGGGGCTCGGCGCGGCCCCCGTCGTGATCAATGTCTACCCGCAGGCTGGCCAGTCTGAGCAGGCCATCGCCGCGTCGGTCTCCCGTCAGCTCGCGTGGGCGGGCGCTGGAGGTGCCCGGTGACCACGCCCTACGCCCTGACCCGTGGCTACGACCGGGGCTTCGACTGGATCTACGGCCCCGACGCGAGCGTGGTCCCCCCGGTCACCCCCGGCCTCATCTCGGTGTTCTGGGACGGGTTGGCGCTCAATACCGGCGACCAGGCGGGCGGGCTCTGCTCGATCATCGAGAACGTCGAGGGATGGCTGGACTCCCCGCCGCTGGCCGGGCACGACACCGACCTCGTGCTCGCGGACGGGGCCGGGTGGGGCGTCAAGACCCTCGGCCCGAGGAGCATCACGCTGACCGGCGCGGCGGCCGGGCCGCGTGACCAGCTCGGCCGCCTCCGCGACCAGCTCGCCGTGCGGGCCGCTGCCCGGCAGCCCGCCGACCTGACCATCACCGACGCGGGGGCGCTGGACCGGGCGCTGACCGCCAGCGTGCGCGGCGGGACCGACCAGTTCAGCCTGACGTGGCTGGGCCGCAACGCCTACCGCTGGCAGGTCGTGCTCGTCGCGGCCGACCCCGCGCTGTACGACGCGGAATGGCAGCAGGCGATCCTGTCGAACGGGCCGGGCGGGGCCACCGGCCGCCCCTACCAGCGGGTCTATGCCTGGCAGTACGCCGCGTCGTACCTGCCCAACTCCCAGCTGCTGACCAACGCGGGGAACTGGCCGTCGCCCGTCTTCGCCCTCTACGGCGGGGACCTCGACCAGTCCCAGCTCTCGGACGACCAGGGCGGCATCATCAACCTCGCCCCCATCGACACCGGCCAGCAGATCCTCGTCTACACCGCCACCCTGGCCGCCGTCGCGGCGGGCGGGCTCTCGCGGGCCTCCTACGTGCTGGCCGGGTCGGTGCCGATGGTCATCAATGCCCAGTCCTCGGCCCGCTGGCACCTGTACGGCGCGGGCTACGGGCAGGTCACCCTCGCGTGGCGGTCAGCGTGGGTATGACCGACACGGCCGAGCTCGCCGCCCGCCCCCTGGTCCCGGTGCCGGGCGCGTGGACGTTCTGGGCCGACCTGGTCGTCGGGGCCAAGCCGCTCGGCCCGGTCGACGTGTCCGCGTTCACCTGCACGTCGGTCCTGACGGGGTTCGGCAGCGGCAGCGCGACGGTCAGCCTGCCGTGCGGCATAGACGAGACCCGGCTGCGCAAGCTGTGGACCTGGCGGCTGTGGGCGCTGTACGGCGGGCTGCCCTACTGGTGCGGCGTCCCGACCGGCATAGCCGACGACGGCTCAACCCAGGTCCAGCTGACCCTGACCGAGCTGCCCGGCTACCTGCTCAAGCGGCAATACGACGTGTTCCCCAACCACGTCTACACCCAGGTCGAGCAGACGGCCATCGCCGCCGACCTCGCCGCCCCGGTCACCGACGTAGGCGTGCTGCTGGCCACCAGCGCGGGCAGCGGGTTCCTCCGCGACCGCACGTACCAGTACCTTGAGGGCGACAACCGCGGGGCGATGCTGACCGCCCTGTGCGGCGTCATCTCGGGGCCGGAATTCCGCGCTGAGTACGCGATGACGGCGGGCGGGCTCCCGCAGTGCACGCTGCGCATCGCCTACCCGCGAGTAGGGTCCGCGTCGGCCGGGCTCGCCGTGTCGGCCGCGGGCGACGCGCTGGGCTACTCGGCGGCGTGGGACGCCGACCAGCTCCGGACGCGCACGTTCGCGGTCGGGGACGTAGCCGACACTGCCGCGCCGGGCTCGGCCGCCCCGGTCTCGGTAACCGACGCGCCGCAGGCCGACCTCCCCCGGCTCGACGCGGTGGACGACTGGGCCGGGACCATCGTCAACACGACCCTGCAACAGCGCTCCGCGACAGCCAGCCAGCAGCAGGCCGCCCCCGCGCTCACCCTCGCCGTCACCCCGTCCGAGGCGTTCCCGCCGCTGGGCCAGTACGGCGTCGGCGACGACGTGACCGTGCGGGCCACCACCCCGCTGACGCCGGGCGGGCTCACCGTGGCCGGGCGGCTCACCCAGCTCAGCGTGGACGCGGCAGCCGGGACCGCTGCCTGGACGGTCAACGTGCCGTCGCCCCCGCCCCGCGCACGCGAAACGCTACTCGGGCGGCTCGACCGGATCGACGCCAAGGTGCGGGCCGTGTTCCACGGCGGCCCGATGACCGTGCTGCCATGAGGAGGACCAGATGACGACGCCCAGCGGAAAACTGGCATGGGGCCAGTCCGGGGTCTATGACGCGATTGATGACCGGACGGTGATCGCCGCCGTGACCCGCAACCGCACGGGGCTGGCCGGGGTGCCGACCGTGACGGCCGGGGCCGGGCTGGCGCTCACCGTCAAGGGCGGCTGGCTGGGCGTGGCGTCGTGCGGCGACGGCACGAGCGCGGTGGTCGGCTCGCGGGTCGACCTGTCGGTCACCGGGAACGCTGGCCCGGCGAGCGGCACCCGCACCGACCTGGTGTGGTGCGACGTGCAGCCCGACAGCGGAACCTGGTCGCTGGCGGTCATCGCCCAGAGCGCGGCGGCCGGGCGCACCGGCCTGCCGCTGGCGACTCTGCTCGTCCCGGCGAACGCGACCCTGGCCAGCCAGATGACCATCACCCCGCAACCGCCGATGCTGGAAAAGCGGCTGCTGTCCTACACCAACGCCAGCAATACCTCGTCGTACAACCAGAGCACGTGGGCGACCGCGGGATTCAACCTCGACTCCAGCCCGGTGCTGATGATCCCCGGCAACTGGTACCGGGTGCGGTTCTGGTCGGTGGCCACGTGCGTGCTGACGTACCCAGGCTCGGCAGTCCAGATGGAGGGGCGGGCCGGGATCGGGTACCGGACTACCGGGCAGCCGCTGTCGAGCGCGACCGAGGTCCGCGCCGTGGCGATCCCCTGGACTCCCAACTACAACCTGCTGAGCACGCCCGTGGCGGTCGAATACAACTGGCAGCACGCGCCCACCGACACGATGTACCAGAAGACGTTCAACGGGAGAATCTGGGCTGGCCTCTCGGGTGCCACGTACCGGGCGGGGAATCAGAACTGGGGTGAGCCGGGGCCGATCCAGGTGCTCACCGTCGAGGACATGGGCTCGTGACCGCCCCGACCGGGCTGCTGCGCTGGGGGCAGGCGGGCCGCTACACCGCGTGGGACGACCGGCAGGTGATCACCGCGGTGACGGGCAATAACACCGGCATCGTGACGCCCGTGCTGCTCTCGCCGGGCGACGGGCTCGGCATCATCATCGACGCCGGGTGGCTGGCCATCGCGCCGTGCGGCGACGGCACGGTGGCGGTGCTCTCCTCGGCCGTGACGTTGCAGGTCGACGCCGCGCCGGGCGGCAGCTCGGCGGCCCGCACCGACGAGCTGCGCGCCGAGATCGCCGACCCCGACTCCGGGCTGTTCACCGTCTCGGTGCTGCCTGCCGGGGCCAGCACGAGCGGGATCCTGCTCGGCCACATCGGCGTCCCGGTCAACGCGACCTACTCCGGGCAGATGACGCTGACCCCGGCCCCGGTCAGCTACAGCCCCGGCAGCGGCGGGGGCGGCACCGGGCCGCAAGGGCCACCCGGCCCGGCCGGGCCGCAGGGACCAGCGGGCACCACCGGGGCCACCGGCCCAGCGGGGCCGACCGGCCCGGCCGGGCCGCAGGGCGCCCAGGGCGTCAAGGGCGACACCGGGGCGACGGGCACCACGGGCACGACCGGCGCGCAGGGACCGCAGGGCGTCAAGGGCGACACCGGGGCGCAGGGGATCCAGGGGCCGCAGGGCATCCAGGGCATCCCCGGCACCGCTGACCTCCAGATCGGCCCGTGGTTCACCGCGACTAACCCTGGCTCGCCTTCGGGGCTGGTGTCGGATACGCAGGTCCGGTACCGGCTGATCGGGGCGCTCAACTGCGTGCAGTTCGACCTGATGTTCCACTTCACCGCGGCTAACACGTGGACGTTCCCTGCTGCGCTGGACTCGTCTTGCTCGCTGACCTTCCCGGGGAGCCAGCCGAAGATTTACACGGCGGGCGGCAACTCGGGAGCCCCAGCAGCGGGCACCCCGTTTAACCGATTCCAGATCGCCACGAGCGGCATCTACAGCTACACCAATGCGGGCGGCAGCGGCGTGGCGAATCTCAACATGCTGGTTCCCAGGACCTAGGAGGACGATAGGGACCATGCCACCAAGACACGGACACGACCGGCCGCGGCGGCTCATCCGCCCCGGCGACAGCTACACCGACGAGGAGCTCGAGCGCGGCGAGGTCGAGCTAGAGCAGCCCCCGCCCCGGCCCGAGCCGCCCCCCGAGGTGCAGGGCGAGCCGTGGGGCTGGACCAAGCCCGGCCCGAGGCCGAGGGGCTGGCGGGAAGACGGGCGCTACGGCCCGCAAGACCGCAACGACCCCGGCCCGCTCGACGGACGGTGGCCCGACGATGAGCCTGACTAGGCACTGGTATCCGACCGGCAGCTACTCGGGGGGCAGCAAGAAACGGCTGCTGGTGATCCACACAATGGAGGGCTTCACCGGGAGCTACGGCGCGAAAGACTGCGTGATCTACTTCCAGGGCGACGTGGGCGCGTCGAGCCACGTCTGCATCGACAACAACCGGGGGCAAATCTGGGAGGGCGTCGCCCGGACCAACGGCGCGTGGACGCAGTGCTATTACAACTCGGAGTCGGTGAGCTGCGAGCAATCCGGCTACGCCTCCTGGTCGCGCCAGTATTGGCTCGACAACCGGAGCAACCAGCTGCACAACATCGCGGACTGGATCCGCGAGGAATCGGGCAAGCTCGGGATCCCGATCAAGCGGCTGAACGCCAGCCAGGCCCAGGGCGGCAGCGCCGGGATCTGCGGCCACGGCGACCTCGGCTCGACCGGGTGCGGCCACGCCGACCCCGGCGCGAACTGGCCGTGGGACAAGGTGCTGGAATGGGCAGGCGGCTCGTCCTCGACCGCGCCCCCCTCGGGCGGCGGGTCGGCCCCGCCGCTGCACGTCGACTACTTCGGGCAGACCCACAACAGCCAGTGCGGCGACGTGCGGACCTGGCAAGACAAGATGCGCTCACGCGGCTGGTCGATCAGCGTGGACCAGATTTACGGCCCGGCCTCGGAGAGTGTCTGCCGCCAGTTCCAGTCAGAAAAGGGCCTCGGCGTCGACGGGCTGGTCGGCCCGCAGACGTGGAGCACCACCTGGACCGCGCCGGTCACCTGATGGCGTGGTGGGCGGTCGTGCTGGTGACGCTCGGCGGGGACCTGGCCACCGGCATCCTCACCGCGTGGGTCACCATCCTGGTGATCCGCAAGGGCCTCGGGGATGGCCAGCCCCCTGACAGCAGCCCCCGCGCATGACCCTGCCCAGCGCGCCCCAGTAGCTGCCACCACGCTGCCCACGGCCCCCATGGGTGGTTGGGTGGGCAGTGCCCCCCAGCCCCTTACAAGCGCGTACAGCGCGTCGTCCCCAGGAGGCCCCCGTGTCACAGCTCGACCGCATCACCGACCTGGCCGAGCACCTCGCCCCGGCCCGCGCCGAGGTCGTCGGCCACCCCGTCTACGACCACCTGACCACGCTGCCCGCCGTCCGCGTCTTCATGGCTCACCACGTCTTCGCGGTGCTCGACTTCATGACGCTGCTCAAGTCCCTCCAGCGGGATCTGACGTGCACCACGCTGCCGTGGATCCCGAGGGGCGACCCCGCGACCCGCCGCCTGATAAACGAGATCGTGCTGGCCGAGGAGTGCGACCAGCTCGACGGGCGGGTGCTGTCGCACTTCGAGATGTACCTGCTCGGGATGGAGCAGGCCGGGGCCGACACCCGCCCGGCCCGGCTGCTGCTGCGGCTGCTGGCCAAGGGCGCGAGCCCGGTTAGCGCGGTGGGCCGCGCCCAGGCTCCCGAGCCCGCCGCCCGGTTCTTCCGCGTCACCTGGTCGACCTCGACCACCGAGCCGCTGTGGTGCCGGGCGGCGGTGTTCGCGTTCAGCCGAGAGGAGGTCATCCCGGCGATGTTCGCCCGCGCCGTCGACCAGCTCGACGCGCCCGAGCTGGCGACCTTCCGCGAGTACCTGCGCCGCCACATCGAGCTGGACGGCGACGAGCACGGCCCCGCCGCGCTGCGCATGGTCGGCCAGCTCTGCGGGGATCACCCCGGCCGGTGGGCCGCTGCCCGCGACGCGGCGGCCGGGGCGCTGGCCGAGCGGCGTCAGCTGTGGGACGGCGTGGTCTCGGCGCTGGTCCCGGCCGCTGCCGGTGCCGTCCGCTAGGCTGCTGCTGGGTCAGCCGGTGTCGTGCGGCCCGCGTCAACCCCCCCAGGCGCGGGCCCACGCCCATAATCGGAGCCCGCAAGTGTTCGATAGCCGCTGTTCCAATTAGGCCGCTGGCCAACGGGAATCCCTCCCAGAACTGGCCGGGGTGGTTGTACCCAAGAGGCCGGTCAGCGGCCCCACGGCGCTCTGGGAGCCTTCCAGCGGGTAGTCGACATTGCGCGGCGGGCCGGTCGCCCTCCATAATCCGTGCGGCTTAGCCGCCTGCCTGTGACCTGGCTGTGAAAGGGTTTGGGCGGGCCGGGTAGGGAGACCCGGCCCCATATCCCGCACTGAAAGGAACGCACCTATGACGCACGTATCGCGCAAGCGGTTCCGGCTGGCGGCGCTCGGGGGGGCCATCGTGATGGGCCTCGGCCTGGTCTCCGCAACCGCCGTATCGGCCAGCGCCGGGGTCACCCCGTCGCCCACCCCGTCCGTGTCGGTGACCCCGGTCCCGGCCCCGACGCCCACGCATCGCGCCCGGTTCCGGCTGCGGCCCGAGGCGTTCATCCTCCACGTCAGCACGGCCGACCCCGGCAGCGTGTTCGCCACCGGCCCGGTGCGCGGCCGGGGCTCCGACGTTGAGACCAGCCCGACCGACGCGACGTGGAACCTGACCGGCCCGGTCGGCATGTTCCACGTCTTCCACTCGCCCCTCGGCACGCCGGTAGTCGACGCCGGGTCGTGCACCGCCCGCCTCGACCAGCTCGGCCGGTTCGTGGTCGTCGGCCCGCGGGCGTTCGCGTTCGGCACCTTCCGCCTCCGCGAGGTGGTCATCCTCCAGCGCGGCATCTTCGGCCGCTGCCTGGTCCGGTCCCGGCCCCAGTGGTTCGACATTCAGGTGCTCGGCGTCGGGCGGGGCGCGAGCCTGCGGCTGCACGAGCACGCGCCCCGGTTCGGCCCGGCCCTGATGCCCGCCGTCTAGGTTGGACCGCTTCAACCGCAACTGGACGATCGTGCTGGCGTCGGTGCTCGTGGTCGGCCTCGGCCTGGACTACGGCATCTGGCTAGCCCGTGGAGGGAGCAGCCCGCCGTCGTCGGTGACCCCGAGCCCTAGCGTGGCGACCACCGCCACCGCCAGCCCGAGCTAGGACCGAGACACAGAACCCCGGTGCGCATCGCACCGGGGTTCTGTCGGCTCGGCTCCCGGCCCCCGCCAGTCGGGAGACCGAGCCCGCTCTAGTTGCTGGTGTGCATCGGCGGCTCGGGCAGGTCGATCACCCGCTCGCCCATCACCAGCGGCAGCACCATCCCGGCCCGGTCGGTGCCGAACCTCAGCGGGAACGCGGTGTCCTCGGGGGCGTCGGGATCGTGGACCTCGACCATCCACCCGTAGCCGTTGAGGTCGGCCCAGTCCGCGATACGCCGCTGCCGCTGGGCCACCTCCTCGGCGTCCTCGGGCGGCACCCACGACTCGTCGGCCATCTCCCCGGCGACATACATCCGCACCCGGAAGCCCGTCACGGCCGGTCACCTCGATGCCACTTGATCACCAGGTCGGCCAGCTCACCGACCATCCGCTCCGTGACGGGCCCGGCGACGATCACCTCGCCGCCGTAACGCGAGACGATTTCCAGCACGTCGCCTTCGGCGGTCAGCCGCAGATCACCCTCGGACAGGCTGCTGCTCACATGCGCTCACCTCCCGAGGGGTGCCGTACCCGGCTGAGCAGCTCGGCCCGCTGGGCGGGATCCATCGCCGCCAACCGGATGAGCATGTCAGCCTGGCCCCGCTCGTAGACGCTCGTGACCGGGATCAGGTCATCCCCGATCAGCTCGCGGGCCTCCTCCCGCAACCGGGCCGCGTGCCGCTCGTGTCCCTCGGCCCGCCGTATGGCGTCCTCGGCCTGCCGCCTGCGCCGGTAATCCGGGGCGGTCTCGCCCGGCTTGCGGTTGACAAAGTAGTCGGCGTTCAGCGTGCCCTGCCGGGCAAGCTCCAGGCTCGACACGATGGCCACCGGGGGGCCGCTGCGCACCACCTCCACGTCGGTCACCCCGGCGTCGGCGATCACCTGCGCCAGGTCGGCCTCGTCGGCCGTCAGCTCGGCGGCGCGCAGGGCCAGCACCGCATCGGCCGCGGCGTACAGCTCGGTCACCTCGTCGTAGTCGACGGCGGCCGGGCTCCCGCTGCACGCTTCCAGGGCGGCCGACAGCCGCGCCCATTCCCCGCTCACAGCTGCCCCCCGGTGTGCTTGCCCGGCCAGAGGTGGGGCCGCTCGTCGGCTTCGGCCAGCCGGGCCGGGTCGTGCTCGGGCGGGTCGAGCGGCGGGCCGCGATGGGTCGTGAACAAGTGACCCCACGGCTTGGAGCACACCCGCCACTGACCCGCCGTCATCTCGTCGCGGCTGCCGTAGAACGGGAGCCCGCACCGGGGCCAGCCGGTCCTCACTCTGGCCCCTCGGCGTCGGGGGGCGCGGCCTGGAACGGGACGCCCGCCCGCCGCATCTGGCCTTGGGCCGGGGCGCTGAACGCCAGCTCGTGCTCGACCAGGTATCCGGCCACCGCCTCGGCCAGGCCGGGCAGCCGGTCCTCTACCGCGTCAAACACCCGGATCGGCTTCCCCTCGCCGCCTGGCGGCACCCACCAGATCACCGCGAACCTCAGCCCCTGGTGGCCGCGCACCTCCTGGCGAACCTCGTAATGTCCCGTGGTGCCCTGTCCGGGCCTGACCCCTCCTAGCCGTGCCATCAGGTGCGGCCTCCTCTCATGTGATCTTCCAGATACGACGACGCCCGGGGCGGCAGCGTGGCCCCGGTCAAGATCGTCACCATGCGGTCGAGGGCCTCGACCACCGCCCCGGTCGGCTGGACCGAGAGGTGATCGGACCCGCCCATCGCCTCCTCGACCCGCGGGCCGTGCACCACCGCCCGCCCGGTCGGGTAGGCGATCATGGTCTCGGCCTCGGCCTGGTCCCGGTACAGGGTCGAGCTGTAGGTGATCCCGGCCCGGTCGACCGCGTACATCATGCGGATCTCGACCCGCGCCGGGTGGTCGGCCAGCCGGTGCTCGGCCGCCATCGCGGCGGTGTACTTGGCCGCTGGCCGGTCGGCCATCTCCACGTCGACCCACCAGCCCTCATGCCGGCACGCCATCCCGTGCAGCTCCCAGCCGGGCGGCAGCCCGCCCGGCAGCGGCCATCCCTGGTTCGCCATGTACCCGGCCAGCCGGTCGAGCACCTCGGGCGGGCGGGCCAGCGCCCAGATGTCCAGCGGCACCTCCGCGTCGACCAGCCGGGCCTGCTTGCTGCGCAGGCCGAGCCGGTACAGGGCCGGGGGCTCGTCCCACGCGGTGCGGGCCTCCAGCTCGGCCGCCAGCCGGGCCACGATGGCATCGTGCAGCTTGCCCATCACTCACACCCGCCATCGACGGGCTCGCCGTCGTCGGCCAGCCGGTTCGGGTGCGGCTGCGTGAGTCCGGGCAGCGGCGGGCTGTACGTCGCCCCGACCCGGACGCACATCTCGCCGGGCGGGGCACCGCAGAATGGGCACTGGCGGGTCGCCACCGCTCGGGTCTGCTCGGGCGTCATGCGCTCACCGGCAGGCCGGTCTCGGGGTCCAGCGTCGCCCCGGTCTCGGGGTCGAATTCCTCGCGGGCCACGTCGTCGCTGCGGCAGTGGTTGCATCGGTAGCGGTACCTGCGCCCGCCATAGGGCCGGGCGTGCTCGACCGGGCTGAGCTGGTTCTGTAGCTGCCAGATCAGGTCGACGTTGTACGTCTGGAGCTTCTCCGACGCCTCGACCGCCAGCTCGGGCCGCTGGTACGCCCCGTACAGCCGGTGGTAGCGGTTCAGCGTGCCGACGCTCCTCCGCACCGCGACGGCGAGCTGGGCCATCGTGTAGACGTCCAGAAAACTGTCGATGCACTGGCCGAACCGCCAGGCGGCGCGGACGCTGTTGTTGTTCGCCCGCCCGACCTCGCTGTACGACATCAGCAGGGCTCTCTGCACGTCCGCGTCGACCAGTCTGCCGGTGGTGGCCTGGGTCGGGCCGGTGGTGATCGTCATGCTGTTCTTGCCTCCTCCTCGGTGTCGGCGTCCCCGATTGGGCGCCGTAGCTTGTCAAGCTCGTTCAGGTCGATCTCGATTCTGCGCGGTCCCATCCGCTCGGCGGGCAGCCTGCGCTCTTTGACCCACCGCCGTATGGTCCGCTCAGACACTCGGGCATAAGCCGCAGCCTCAGCCACCGACGCCCAGCGGGGGGGCTGCTCGGGCTGGCTACTCGGCATTGGCCACCCGTCCGCCGTTCGCGTACTCCACCAGGAACCGCTCCCCGATGTAGACCGCGCACGACTTGGCCCCATTGAGTGACAGGGCCTGCGCCCGGTTGACGGCCATGATCGCCCCGAACCCCTCGGGGTCGCGCTCGAACGTCTCGACCGGGTGCGTCTCGCCGGGCACCATCAGGCAGTAACGCACCTCGTTGTAGGGCGCGTGTCTCTCCATCGCGGCCTCGGTGGTGTGCATGACCAGCGGGCGCTCGCTCACGCGATCACCCCCGCCTGGCGGGCGACCTCCATCACGGTGGCCGGGCAGTCGCCCAGCTCGCTGCCCTGGCGGCTGGTGAAGATCACCGCGCCGACCAGCTCGTCACCGGGCCGGAACTTGAAGCCCAGCGCTCGGGCGATCAGGTCGGCCGCGGTGTTGGCGGGCAGCCCGAGCCGCTCGCCGTCCTCGTTGACGAGGGCCACCCAGTAGCCGTCGCCGATGGTGGTGAAGAACCCGCCGACCCGCTCATTGATCACGGCGAGCTGCTGGCGGTCCTGCACCATCGAGCCCGTGGCGGGCAGGTGCTCGGTGGTGGCCGTGCCGTCCGGCTGGATCACCAGCACGAGCGGGCCTGTGGACGGGGTGGGTGTGGGTGTGGATTGGTCTGTGGACATCTCGTTCTCCCTGGTAGGGGGCCACTTGTGGCCATTACATGCCACAAATTACCAGGGGTTGCCATGCCATGCCATAAGGTCACCCAAAGTGGGGGGCACGGGCGTGTCGTGCAGATCACACCCGTCCCCGGATTAAATCTCACGATCCCAAGGGGGCAGGGGAATAAAGGGGGGCACCTCGGCTGTTGTACCTAGTACAACCGCACAGCAACGAGGAGCCACCCAGATGATTGCCATAGCAGCCGCCACATGCGGGACCACGATCGCAGCCGTGATCACGATGGCCGTAGGCGCCCTGCGCAAGCCGTCCACCGTTGACCACCTGGCCGTCGAGGCCGGTGCCCGATGACCCCCCGCCCGATGACCCCGACCCACTGCACCGTCTACAACCTGATCGTGGACCTGCTGGGCGATGGCCTGACCCTGGCCGAGGCCAAGGCCGAGGCCGCCCGCCAGTGCGGGGTGAGCCGCCAGGTCGTGCGGAACGCCCTGAAATCGGCAGGCCGACAGACCCACCTGAGCCCCGAGGCTGGCCCCCGATGACCGCCCCGGCCGTGACCTACGAGGACGTGCCCGCCTACGCCAGGCTGAGCCGCAAAAAGAAGACCGGCCAGGTCGAGTCGATCCCCCTGCAATTCGCCACCCTGGAACGCCTCGCAGAATGGGGCGGCCACAGCATCGGCCCCCGGTTCGATGACAAGGCCCTGTCAGCGTGGGACCAGACAATCACCCGGCCGGGCTGGGAGGCGTTCCTGGTCGAGCTGGACACCGGAGCCCACAAGGCCGCGTTCAGCTACCACGCCGACCGGCTGAGCCGCAACGGGCTGGACACCGAGCGGCTGCTGGCCATCGGGGAGCGGCACGGGATTATGCTGCTGACCCCGGAGGGTGTCTATGACCTGGGCAACGGCGACAGCCGGGCGATGTTCCGCCACCTGGCCGCCATGACGATTAACCAGTCGGACGCAGGCAGCCGCCGCGCCCGCAACCACAAGAACGAGGCCCGCCGCCAGGGCAACCTGCGGATCGTGTACGGCGGCAACCCGCCGCTGGGATTCCGCCAGGGCGGGGACGACTGGGAGGTCGACCCCGGCCAGGCCGCATGGCTGGCCGAGGTCGCGCAGGCCGTCCTCGATGACCCCGAGCACCGCATCGACACCGCGTGGTCGGCCGCCCCGGCAATTACCGACAGCACGGGCCGCCCGGTCAGTGCCAAGATGCTGAGGGCCGCCCTGACCCGCCCGGCCAGCGCCGGTCTGGTGACCACCACCGAGGGCGAGATCGTCAGCCGGGCACCGCAGGGCGGGCCGCTGGACGAGCCCGTGTTCAACCGGCTGGCCGTGGTGTTCGCCAGCCGCAAGCGGGGCCGCCCGGTCAAGGTGAACAGCTACCCGTTCGGCCCGGTGCTGCGGTGCGGGAAGTGCGGCAACCAGCTGACCGGCGACACGGTCACATACCGGGGCACCAAGCGGCCCTACTACTCGTGCAAGAACCCGCACAAGGCCCTGGGCGTCACCCGCCCGTGCCATGGTGTGTCGGTGCCCGCCAGCGACGTGCACGAGCTGATCGAGGACGCCGTGATGGCGTGGGCCGAGACCCCGGCAGCGCGGGCCGCGGCAGCCCGCGCCCCCGAGACCGCGCAGCGGCGGGCCGAGCTGGACGCCCTGGTCGACGACCTCGCCGAGCAGCTCGCCGACCTCGACGGCAAGCGGCTGCGGATGCCCAGCCCCAAGGTGCGCGCCCGGTACGCCGACATGGCCGCCGAGGCCGAGCGGATGATCGCCGAGGCCGAGGCCGAGCTAGCCGAGCTGGCCAAGGTCGACCAGCAGGGCGGCGTGCCCGTGGTGATCGAGTGGGCCGCCCTGACCCCCGCCGAGCAGGTGCGCACTCTGTGCGAGGCCGTGCAGACCCCGATCAAGGTGCAGCCGGGCACCGGGGGCGGGGCCGCCCTGAGCGCAGCCGACCGCATCGACCTGATCCCGCTGGGCGTGGCAGCATGACCCGCCCGGCCGGGCTTACCCGGTGGGCCGCGCCGGGTGGCCTGCGGATCGACCTGGTGTACCGCACGCACACCAGCAGGACCCGGCGAGGCGGGTTCGACGGGTGGCACCTGATCACCCGCCTGGCCAACGGGGTGGTTGTCGCCGAGGTCCCGTTCGGCCGGGAGGTCCCCGAGGCCAAGCTGGCCGCCGCCCTCGATGCCGTGGGTGCCTGGCCCGTGATCGGCCCCCCGAGGGCCACGCCGCCACAGCCGCCTGTAAGCCGCTGACCCCGGCCCCCACCCAACCACACACACCCGCGCCCTACAGCGCCCCCCAGGAGACTGGGGAGCCGTGGGCCGGGTGTTTTGGCTGTTGGGGTTGACAGCTACAGGATTGGCCGGCTAGTACAGGTGGGACCGGCGACACCGAGGCCCTACCCGGAGGGTCGCTGACAGAAATATCCGGAGACCCGAGCGCCCGCCAGGGGCGCGATGACGTGGACTTCCCTGGACCGTCGCCACATCGAGTCAATCCTGACTGATGACAGGGAGCCCCATCGTGGCGCTGTTCAACGCCGCGCTGCTGGCCGCCTGGCGGGAAGAATCCGGGCTATCGCGTGAGCGGGTCTGCGCGGACCTCACCGACCAGGGCGACCGCATCGGCTATATCTGGCTGGCCAAGCTTGAAAAGGGCGTCGGCGGCCCGCCCAGCCTGGGCCTGCTCACCGCCCTCGCCAACTACTACGGGCATGACGTGCGCGACCTGTTCACGCCCGCCGAGGCCGCATCGTGAACGAGGCCGACCGGGAGCAGGCCGCGGCCAGATTCCGCGCACGGCTAGAACTGCTGCCCCCCCCGGACGACGCAACCATCGGCCGCATCGCTGCGCTATTCGCGGCCATCCGGCTCCGCGCGTCCCGCGACCGCGCACGCGCCAATTCCGAAACACCACCCCCGCTATCACACCCGGATAACGAGGGGCGTAACGTTCGCCCATCAGCGCCTGTCAGCGGGGTGGGCAACTGATGGCCATCAGGCGACGGAAGTATGGGTCCGGGCACACCTATCACGTGGACGACGAAAAAGTCCCCGGCGTGACCACGGTCCTTAAAGTGCTCCCCATAAACCTCGCAGGGTGGGCCGCCCGCGAGACGGCGGCCTATGCGCTCGACAATTGGGCCACCCTCTCGGAGACCAAGCCCAGCGAACGGCTGCGGCTGATGGAGGGAGCCCGCAACACCACCCGCGACCGGGCCGCCAGGCGGGGCACCGAGATTCACCGGCTGGCCGAGGAGCTGGTCGCGCCGCCCGCTGAGCTGCTGCTGGACGGTGAGGAGCCCCCCGGCGTGGTCGTGCCCGAGGAGCTGCGCGGCCACGTCGAGGCATACCGGGACTGGCTCGACCGGATCAAGCCCGGCGTGCTGGCCACCGAGCTGGTGGTCGCGTCGCGCACTCACCGCTATTGCGGCACGGCCGACCTGATCGCCGACCTGCCTGAGCTGCTGATGGATATGCAGATCATCCCGCCCGCCCGGTGGCTGCTTGAGCTCAAGTCGACGGCCTCGGGTGTGTGGCCGGAATCGGCGCTGCAAGCCACCGCCTACCGCCGCGCCGAGATGTACGTGCACCCCGAGCATCCCGAGGTCGAGCAGCCAATGGGCCAGCTCGGTATACAAAGGGCGGGCGTGGTGTGGATCAAGTCCGATGCGTGCGAATTGCGCCCGGTCAGTACCGACGACGAGCTGTGGGAATTCTTTCTCCACGCCCGGTGGATGTTCGACCGGATGGAGAAATCCGAACGCGGCAGCGATTACCGGCTGCCGTCGAGCTGGCTGGGCTCCCCGGCCACCACGGGCGAGCTGGTCACCAACTCCTGACAACCAAAGCGGGCGCGCCCCGCAAGAACGCGCCCGCCGATACCCGACCCCCATCAAGCCGCAATTGAATGGAGGCTCAAGATGAGACACACACTAGCGGTACGGACCCGGTGATGGGACGACCGGGAGAATATGCCGCTGCCGTGTCGCTGCGCGCCTGGGCCGAGGAGGCCGAGGCCGCGGCCGGGATCGCCAAGGCCCTGGCGGGCACGCCGTTCGTGCCAGAGCAGCTCAGGCGCTATACCAATCCCAACGCCAAGCCCGAGCAGCGGCAACTCGACTACGACGGGACGGTGGCCACCGTGACCGCCGTGCTGCTCGCGGGCCAGGAGCTGGGGTTCGGGCCGATGGCCTCGCTGCGCTCGATCACGATCATCAAGGGCACGGTCGGGCTGTACGCCCTCGCTGCCCGCGCCCTGCTGCTACAGCGCGGCCACGAGATCATCGTCAAGGAGTCCACCAGCCAGCGGGCCGTGGTGATCGGCCGCCGCGCTGGCGGGGAGTGGCAGACCTCGACCTGGGACCTCGACCGCGCCCGCACGGCCAAGCTGTTTCCCGGCACTGAGTACTCCAACTGGCGAACGCAGACCAAGGCGATGCTCGTAGCGCGGGCGACCGCCGAGGCATCCCGCTGGGTCGCGGCCGACGCGATGCTCGGCCTGCCGGTGATGGCCGAGGAGCTGGAGGAGAACGTCGACGGCGTGGTGCCCGCGCTGGAGGTCGGCTCGGCCGCCACCGTGCAACCCGCCGCCGAGGTGTCAGCGGCCAAGCCCGCCACCACCAAGCGCAAGACCCCGGCCGCACGGGTCGCGCTGCCAGCGGCCACCATGCCGCCCGCGCCCGAGCCCGCGCCCCCGGCCGCGCCCGTTCCCCAGGAGCCCCAGCGGGTCGAGCCCCGGCTGACGGCCAAGGCGCGGACCCGCATCCTGGCCAGCCTGCGCGACCTCGGGTTCACCAGCCGCGAGGAGGTGCTGGGGCTGCTCAGCGCGTGGCTGGGCCGCGCCGTCGCGTCGACCAACGACCTGACGCCCGAGGAGGCCATCACCGCGATCGAGCGGCTCGACGCCCTGCTCAAGCTGGGCGCTCACCAGAACGGCGACCATTCCGCCGACCCCGCCGCCGAGGCCGCCGACCCCGCCGAGCCCCCCGAGGAGCCGCCCGATGCGGAACCTGACTGACGCCGAGCTGGCCGGCATCGCACGGCGGGCCGAGCTGGCATTCTGCTACGACGACCGCCCGGCGCTGCGGCCCGAGGACGTAGCCGACCTGATCGCCGAGGTCCGCGAGCTGCACGCCCAGCGCAAGCACCTGATCGCCATGAACCGGCAGCTGACCGCCCAGCTCACCGACCACCGCGCCCACTACGACGGCGGCCTGGTCCCCGACGACCCGCGGGAACTCGAGTTCCCGTGAAGCACCGCCGCCCGCGCATCACCGGCCCGCCAGGCGGCCGGTCCCGGTTCGCCGCCCGCGTCCGCGCCGAGCTGCACGCCGCGGCCGACCTGATCGAACCCGCCCACGGGCTGCCCGAGCTGCGCGCCCGCATCATCGCCACCCAGGAGCCCCCGCCATGCCCGAGACCCACCGCTGCCCGGCAGGGCAGTGCATCGCCCAGATCGCCATGCGGTTCCTGATGTGCGGGGACCACTGGGCGATGGTCCCCAAGCCGCTACAGCGGGCCGTGTACGCCGCCTACGACCACGGCCGGGGGCTCGGTACCGGGGAGCTGCTGGCCGCCCAGGAAGCCGCTATAGCCGCCGTGAACTCGCGGCTGGCCCCACCCCCGCTAGAAGGGAAACACCATGCCTGACGTGAAAGGCCAAGCGCTGCTACCCAGGGGCGAGGCAAACGGCCTCGCCACGATCGCCGACGAGCTGGCCAAGAACCCGCGCCAGCTCCGCGCCGCGATGATCGTGTTCGACTGCAAGCGCGGCACCGAGGACTACGACCTGGACGACAAGGTCATCACCGTGAGAATCCGCCGCGTGGCCCGGCTGCTGCCGCAAGACCTCGACCAGGCCGAGGCGATGCTGCGCCGGTCGGTCGAATTCGACTCGGGACAGACGACCCTGGAGTTTGAGCTGGAGGACGAGATCCGCAAGGCGTTCGACGCCATGCGCGAGCCCGACAGCCCGGTCGACCCCGACGAGCCCGACACGGGCAAGGAGGCCGGGAAGTGACCGCCGAGCCCGAGGCCGGGGCGCTCATCACGCCGGGGCCCGACCTGCCGGGGCCGCTGGCCATGGCCCGAGACTGGGCGTCGACCGTGTCCTACATCGCCGCCCGCGAGCCGCACAGCCCCGGCGCGGGCAAAGCGCAATTCGAGGCCGCACAGATGGCGTCGTTCATGGCGCTCGTCTCCATCGCTGAGAACCTCGACCGGATCACGGCGGTGCTGCTCACCGCCGACGCGGACCTGAACGGCCGGGAGGGGCCGTGACCGGATGGCAGCTCGCCACGCTCTGGGCCATGTTCGGCCTCGCGCTGTTCGGCCT